GACGAAGATAATTTCTCAAAAATCATAAAAAAGGAAAGTCAGTATATCTCTTTGTGGATGAACTCCCTTCCGGATGATATTCTTTCCCCTCGCCGTGAAGATGTTCCCATTTTATGCTCTGTGGTCTCTAATGACCTCGCCTCGCTTTTAGTCATCTCACAATCAGCTTTATTTTCTTGTTTTCAGCAATATCTTAGAGACCTTTCATGCGAAGACTCCTCAAGGTATAAGCAGATTCTAAACGGTGTACTTCCATCATCGCAAGCGGATTACCTTAGTACGCCACATACTTTTTCATGTTCAATCTCTTCCCCGAATTCTCCAAAATCATTTTCGTCTACTGCGAAGAAAAACCATGTTCTCAATGAAACCGCCGAAGGCTGTGGCTGCCTTTCGGTGCTTCTTGTAATTTATCTTCTCATTGCCTTTTTTGGAGGCTAAATAATTTCGAATCGAGGTGAATCTTATGTCCACCCGCCCCCATCCCGAATCTGCCCGCATCATCCGGGAGGCACGGCAGGCCGCCGGGCTGACGCAGAAGGAATTGGCGGAGAAGCTCGATGTCACCACCGGTACGATCGGCTATTATGAGCGAGGCGCAGGCCAGCCCAAAACAGATAATCTCTTTGCACTCTGTAACATCCTGCACATCAGACCCGCCGACCTCCTGAGCGCCGATACATAACCAAACGCCCCCGCCAGTGTTTCCACCAGCGGGGGCGTTTGTGCAAAAAAGATCCCGGCAGCCTTGTACGATAAAAGCTGCCGGGGTGCGCATGGGGGTGCAATGTCGGAGAAAAACGTAGTCAATGACTCTCTGCCTGCTGACACATCCAGTATACCATACCTCATGTGCATCGGCAAGCAGATCGGAAAGGAGTTTTTATGGCCAAAAATAAAAAAGGTTCTGACGGCCGCTACCGCTACCGTATCTATCTGGGCAAAGCGGACGATGGCAGCAAAAAGTTCAAGTCCTTCTATGGCTCCACGGAGCGTGAGGCCCGCGCTGCTGCCGAAGCGTATCGCACTGCCATCGGCAAGGGCATGGATCCTCAGCAGGCCGAAGCCACCTTAGGTACCCTGTACGATAATCTCATCGCGTCCAAAAAGGCAAAGGGCATCAGCCAAAAAAGCATTGACCGACTGGCCACCAATAAAGCCCACTGGGGCGAGCTGGTGGACGTCCCGGCGTCTGATCTGCGCGCGTCCGACTTCCAGCAGGTGCTCAACACGCTGGCCGGCTGGCACGACGGCAAGCCGCCCCTCTCCCACTTTACCCTCACCAATCTGCGCGGCAGCGCCAAGGCGGCGTATAACCTCGCCATCCCGGAGATCGTGATGTACAACCCTCTGATTAAGACCATCGCCCCCGCCGGGGCTGCGTCGGAGCCGCGCGACCCCATCACCGAGGCGCAGCAGCGCTGGATCCGTGAGACGCCCCACACTGCCCAGCGGGCCGCGATGGTCCTGCTCTACTCTGGCCTCCGCCGCAGCGAGGCCACCGCCCTCACCTGGGCCGACATCGACCTCGACGACGCCACCATCACGGTCAGCAAGGGCTACGACTTCCGCGCCAAAAAGGTCAAGATCCCCAAGACGCCTGCCGGCGTCCGCGTCGTCAGTATCCCCAAGGTCCTCGTCGATTATCTCCGCACCCAGCAGGACGGCTGCCTCTACGTGCTCCACAACCCCAAAGGCCGGCAGATGACTGAGCAGGGCTGGAAGCGCCTGTGGGAGAGCTACATGCGTGACCTTAACGTCAAGTACGGCTACGACGGCCAGCAAAACAAAAACCGCCCGGGTGGCCTGCCCATGCTCATCGACACCTTTACCCCGCACCAGCTCCGCCATACCTTCTGCACTCTGATGTACTTCGCCGGTGTGGACGTCATGACCGCCCGCGACCAGATGGGCCACAAGGACATCTCGGTCACGCTGGGCATCTACACCGCCCTCGATAAAAAATTTAAGAAAAAGAAAATAAATCGTCTGGATACCTACCTCAAAAAATCCTGTGCTAACTCGGGCTGA